TTATTTTGCTCTAGTGGAGCAAAAAGTCGTTATATGAATTTCTTATATACTGGCAAGATGACCTACCAAGTCGGTGAGGAAAGTGGATACACCGAATCGCTTCGGAAAATGATTGATATCCTCAATGGTATCAAAAATACTGAATTTGGGAAGAAATTTTATAAATTGTTGATGTATACCATTTCATTTGGATACACCAGAGTGTTTAATTATGACTTTTCAAGTTTGATCTTTTCCAAAGCTGAAAAGGAGGAGAGCCGTTTACAATACAACTCCAAGGTGGGATTTGCATTATCACTAGTCGATAGTATTCTATTTCTTTATCAAAAAGGACGAGAAATCTACGGCTCTCGAGACTTGAGTCAATTGTTTACCTCTTGCTCAGGTGCCCAGGCTTGGATGCAAAAAGTTACGTTAATTAAACAACGTGCCAACTTTTTGTCTAATCCCGAACCACATGGTTTTACATGGTTCGAATTCGTAGCGGATTTGAACGATGCGATTGACATAGGTACTAATATTGTGCGTAACATGTCATCGTGTCACATTGTAGAACAAAATGTTTATAGGAAAGCTTTGGATGATCTTAGGTTCACCAAAGCGGTTGTGATAACTAAGCGAACAGCTCAGGCCTCACGCGCGGCACCGTTTGGAGTATTACTCTTTGGAGGATCAAGCGTGGGCAAAAGTTTTTTCACCCAGATACTTATTAAGCATTATGCTAAATTATTTAAGTTGCCACAAGGCGATGAGTATATTTATACTCGTAACGCTAATAGTGAATTTTGGGATGGATTCCATAGTTCCATGTGGTGCGTGATACTCGATGATATTGCTTTCCTTAAGCCTGACCAGGGATTAGATCCATCTGTAACAGAAATGTTGCAAGTGGTTAACAACATTTCCTTTGTACCGAATCAAGCGGATTTGGCAGACAAGGGAAGAACACCTATGAAAGCTGAGTTAGTTATAGCTACAACTAATACTCAGCATTTGAATGCTACGGCTTATTTTTCCTGCCCTTTAGCTATTCAAAGTCGATTGAAATATATTATTGAGATCGTACCTTTACCACAATATGCTTCTGCTGATGGAAAGATGTTAGATCCTTCTAAACTGCCTGCTACTTTTGTTGATTATCCAAATTATTGGAAAATTTATGTTAAGGTAGTGACGTGTGCGGGTGATGGGCAAAATCGTAACCGTGCGCGGATTACAACCTTATTTTGTACATGCGATATATACGAGTTTATTAAGTGGTATTCTGAAACAGCCTTACAACATGAGGAAACACAGAAAAAGGCAGCTGCACAAGAAGATTTGTTGGGAAAAGTTACTATTTGTGAACTTTGCCATTTACCATCTTCAGGGTGTGCATGTACTCTGTGTACTATCTGCCATTTACCAATGACAGCATGTCAATGTGAAGCTCAATGTGAATATTGTGAATTAAATCCGCGTTACCGTGACTTTATTGTCGGTGGTGATGTATGTATGTATAATGAGAATATCACTTATGCCGAAGAGGAAGGGTGGGGTCAATGGAATAATGAAGCATGGGTGGATCAATATGATGCAGACCATTTCGATGTGAATGATCTGGAGAGTGAATCTCGAAGTTCATCTAATAGTACAGAATATTGGACTAACGATGTTAGAGATCCGTCTGAAGCTGAGTATTGGTCTAGTTCCCAATCTGACTCGAGTGCTTCTTCAGGTACCACCAACAGTCTCGGTAGTGCTGAACGTGATCATGAAATACATGGAATTATTTTTGATGTTTTTAAGTTTTCGTACTGCACCCGAGGGGGTGGTTTATTTCCATCCTTTTGTTGGCATTGCTATGCGAAAAAAGGTTTGTCCCTTTACTACCACACTCTAGCATTTGGTTTTTATCGTTGGTGGTGGTGGCGAGGAGCCTTGATATTTAGTCAAAAGTGGTTACCAACATGGATGACCCATATACCGAATTATTTTTGTAAGTACCATTATATTATGAGAGTATCTCAAGACAAACAAAAGCAAAAGAAGAAGGCCTTAAAATGTGCAGGTTTTGCCGTTCTAGCAGTATCTCTTATTTTTGCCTTAATGCGTTTGTACAAGAGTTACTCGAAGCCTGAACCAGAAAAGATTGAAGAACTCAAAACTGTGGTTGAGGAGATAAAACGTACTCAAACGGTTGTTGAGGAAGTTGTAACTCACGTCGAACACGACGAGGAGAAACCTATCGATCTTGTGACGCCGCAAGTTTTGGAATTTCAGGATGTTCTAGTACAACCAGACACCCCTTCTGATGAATTAGCTTTAGCTATCACTCGGAAATTTGGGGGGGCTCCTATAAAGTTGGCCGAGAGACAAGAAACAAGTGTGTGGATTAAAGACTCTTACGTTCTTACTCCGATGGATATCAACGATAGTTCACGTGGTATGAATGGTAAAAGTATTGATAATTTTATGAATTTAATTAATTTTAATACTGCATTCGTTACTATTTGGTGTAATTCCAATGAAGTTCGTGTTTTCCGTGTTTTTTGTTTAGGTGGAACAACTTATATAGCCAATAACCATTGTGTCCCGGACAATATGGATGAATTGGCTATGAGTTTTAAATTTGCTCCAACTAGCAGTGTGAGCGCTAATGTAATACGTGTTTTTCAACAAGGCCAGTTCACTCGATATCCTCAACAAGACTTGGTAGTTTTTGAGGCGAAATGTCTACCTGTTAGAAAGAATTTAATTGACTTTCTACCTAACAAGAGCTTCAAAGCGAATACCGATGGATATTTGTTGACGAAGGATGTCCATGGTGTGTTGATTAAAAAAGAAGTGAAGAACATTACTTTCCGACCAAGCTTTGTTTTTGTTTCTGATCCGAGCGATAAACACCAGATCAATACACAAACTGATGCTTGGCGTGGTTTTGTCACATCTGAAACACGTAGTGGCGACTGTGGTTCACTATTAATTGGAATGAGCGGCCTAGGGCCAGTAATTCTTGGTTTTCACTACGTTGGTGGAGGTACTGAAGTTAATAGTGTTGCATTAACCAAGGAATTGGCGCAACAACTTTTGCCTAAGTATGTAGTCAATCCTGGTATACCAAAGTTGAGTGTGCAAGGGTATGAGCATCCTTTACAAAACGAATTGCACCATAAAAGTACACTACGTTACGTTGAGGGCAGTGCCCACGTATATGGTTCTTTTACGGGATTTCGAGTAGCGCCTAAGTCGCATGTTGAGTATACCTTGTTGAGAGAGTTTTTATTACCATATCTGGAAACTAAAGTGGAATTTGGGAGACCTCAAATGGCAGGGTGGTTACCTTGGCACCATGGTGTTAAGGCTATGGTTGATAAACCTAAGATCATGAATTCATTGCTTCTCGACGAGTGCAAGGATTCTTATGTTTCTCGTTTGCGAGGCATTGATAACTGGGGCAATCTCCAGGTGTCATCTCTTGATGTATTTACTGCTATCAATGGACAAGCGGGATGTAAATTTATCGATTCAATTAATCGGTCCACCAGTATGGGTGAACCTTATAATAAATCGAAGAAATTTTTCCTTGTACCTGCTAAGCCAGTTTATGAGGCACCTGACCCTGTTTGTTTGTTCCGGAGGTTATGGAAGAGATTGAGCGTATACTTATTGAGTATAACAATCTCAATAGAGTGGCTCCTGTTTTTCATGCGCACCTCAAGGATGAGGCTATAAAGTTACAGAAAATCATTGATGGTAAGACTCGTGTCTTTTCTGGAGCTCCTGCCGCATGGAGTGTCGTTGTTCGAATGATGCTGTTGCCATGTGTTAAAATTCTGCAGGAGAACAAAACCGTCAGTGAAATGGCGGTTGGAGTAGCTTGTCAAAATTTGGAGTGGGAGCAATTATTTGAATATGTGACCATGTATGGCCGAGGTCGTATGGTTGCTGGTGATTATCAGAACTATGACAAGTCTATGATTGCTGAACTTATTTTAGCGGCCTTTGATGTATTGATAATTATGGTTGATGAAAATAATGGTTCTGAAGTTCAGATTAAGAGCATACATTGTATTGCTCAAGATGTGGCTTTTGCTTGGACGAATTTCAATGGTGATCTCATTGAATTTTTTGGCAGTAATCCTTCTGGACAACCATTGACAGTCATTATCAATTGTATTGTTAATAGCCTCCTAATGCGTATGGCGTATCGCATTACTAATCCCGATCATAGTGTGGAAAAATTTTCGGAGCACGTTGCATTATTGACCTACGGGGATGATAATATCATGAGCGTGCACCAAGACGCCCCTTGGTTCAATCATACTTCAATTCAGGCCGCTATGGCAAGATTGGGTATTGGTTATACCATGGCTGACAAGGATGCTGAATCCAAGCCATATATTGATGTGGATGAAACGTCCTTCCTCAAGCGCACATGGCGCTTTGATGAAGAAGTAGGAGCATATGTTGCACCACTCGAATTATCTTCTATAGAAAAGATGCTTACTATAACAGTTGCGTCGAGATCTATAACACGTGGAGCTCAGGCAATAGCTATTATTGGATCGGCAATGCGTGAGTATTTCTGGTATGGAAAAGAGAAGTTTGAGGAGAAGAAGGCGCTACTGAAGAGTGCGGTGGAAGCTTGCAATTTGCAAGTCTATGTTGTGGAATCTACATTCCCAACTTGGGAAGAACTGAAGAG